AAGTGGGGACTTTACACCCTTGTTAAGTATGTACTCACCCAACATGGTGTCGTATACATTACCATCATACTTAAACCCACACTCCCATATCCACGTAAGGTCATGCACTGCATTGTGACAGACCAGTAGCGTAGTAGCATCCAGTATGTTCTGCGTTATGATCTCCCCGTTAGCTGTAGGTGGTTCATCTGAGTGAGTGAAGGTAACTACAGTTTCATCAGCATAATACTCCATGTCCTCAGATAGCATACCTATCATTACCAATTCATTCTCTGCCTCAAAGGGGTCAAAGTGCTGCTTCCCGTCACGCTTACAGGTGGTGTTCTCCACATCCAATACAGTAATCACAACTTTTTTCATAACTTACCCCTAATATATTTAATGGCTCTCTTCATACGAGGAACATCATCATTGAATCCACCCAATGCTCTGTTGCAACTATGGCAAAGCCACCCTCTAAAGTCCTCAGTTTCATGGTCATGATCTAGCACCCATGCACCTGAGTTACCCCCTCTTCCTTCTGCCTGTTCTTCACTGCATAAACATATAGGGCATCCGTACCCATCGGGAGGCTGACCATGTATAGACTTAAGATACTTACGCACCTTACCTAACTCATTGTTACATGCCCTACACTCAGCCCTAAGATAAGTACCTCCACCTGATGGGCCAAAAGAAGAGTTAGGTAGAGTATGCTTACACTTGGAGCATACCTTAACATCCTCACACTCAGGGTGGGCAGTATATAAATCCACGAATAATTCTATCTGATCAAACACCATACCTTGCAATCCTCCCGTCTAACATACAAGTAACCTTGCCATGCCAGCCTGTTAGTTTGTTCTTGGTTATGTTTATGTGACGCATAGGATCTTCCATAGCATCATCCTCACTGAGTGCAGGGTTCTTAGCAATCAGTAGCATGAGGTCAGCCTCAGATGCCTTACCTGTCTTGGAACCTTCCATCATAGATTGGTTAAGGATTACCTTGCCCTCTGCCTCTGCACTTAGCTGTGACATATAGAACATGGCACATCCATACTGCTTGGCAATGTCTCTGGCATAGATAGCGTTAGCCTTGAGCATCATGTCCTCACGGGCAGCACCATTAAGTCTAGCGAACTTATCTCCCATGTCCAGTACAACAACGTCAGGTGTATAGGATTTAATAACAGACTCTACCCATGTCATATCCTTACCTGTTGCATCAATGAACTTAACATGATCTTTAATACGCTGGTACTTAGCCGTAGCTGATGCAGGATTGTCACGTATCTGATTCAGTGTCATGCCTGTGGATGCATTGAGGTAACGTGCTGCTACCCTGTGTACTGCCTCTTCATTACATAAGACTAGACACTGTGCGCCCTGCTCTGCAAAACCTTTAGGGCCAGCAATGAATGACGCATGGCTAGAAGTCTTACCTGTCTCAGGTCTAGCACCTATCATAATGAGGTGACCGCCATTGATACCCTGTACCTTACGTGCCAAGGTAGGCAGGTTGAATGTCCACTGAGCCTCAAGGTCACACTTCTTAAGCAGTGCTTCCATATCAATGTCAGCCCACTCAACGGATAGGTTAGGTGTAAAGTCTTCATTGTAGTTCTCAAGGATAGCACGTAGTGGTTCAAGCGATATATGCTCACCATTAACGTATTCAAATCCAAGGTTAGCTACCTCTTCCCCCACCTGCTGTCGGAACATATCGGATAGTACATCACTTGCTATGTCCACTCCCATGACAACTTCATTGTCTACCTGATCAAAGATGGTTTGAAAGGAACCCTTCTGTGCTGTGGTTAGTGTGGGGTTCTTAGAAAAGAACAATGCCTCCACCTCTATAGGCGTAACTGACCTACCATATGTGGTGATAGCAGTATCAATAGTAGCCTTGACCTTACGAGCATCCTTACTAAAGATATTATTGGGGCAACGTATCCCCTTGTGATTGTCATGAAAGTCTTTATCCATGAGTGTTCGTAGTAGTGCAAGTTCCATAAAATGTTCCTTATAATTAACAATGTATACTACAGTATACACTATAGTATATATTTTAATGAGAAATATACATTATAGTATATATTTTAATGAGTAGTTGTTTGCTTCTTCTTATGCTTATGCATCTTATTACCTAAGCAGTAGCCACACCCCTTGTTGTTACCACAGCTAGGAGCCACAGCTTTAGATCCAGTTTTCTTTCTCTTCACTGTCCTGCTCATAGTACCATACACTTAGGATGGTTGGTAATCTGCTCAATAGTCCTACCACATCCTGTACATACATGGTTATCATCTAACTTACATACACCAACACAAGGGGACTTGAGTAATGCTTTAGCTGCATCAATCTCCCCTTGAAGGTTGTAGTAATGAATCATGCTACCTATACTGCCTTTCGGCCTACTCATTATGCGGCTGCAATCTTTATAGGAAGTACCAATAGCCCTCAGTTGTATGACCTCCGCTATCTCTTCCTTGCTAAAGCCATCCACTCTATGCCGCCCCTCTGACTTACGTAGGTGATTAGCTATCTTAGGCTTGAATACAATACTCATTTCATTATCCTATCTATGCTGGCTTGACGTAAATTCCATATGGCACCATGCAATTCATATGTCTTTAATATGTGGGCTATACTACCCTGACCTCGCCTAAGTATATCGGCACAGTCATGGAAGGATACTCCCATTGCACGTAGTTCCACAAGCTGATCCTTCTCTTCTGCTGTCCACCATCGGGGCTTGTACTTAGGCTCTACTACCTTTACTACCTTAGTAGGAAGTAAGCCAGAGAAGTCTTTAGGGATCTTAGGTTTAAATACTAGGCTCATACATATTCCTCTTCTCTATCAAGTCTATCCATGTATTCGTTGTACAAATCTGCATACGCATAGTACAGTCTTTGCAGTTCGGTATCTTCCTCTGGCGTTAGTGCTGGTGAGTTATCATAAGCTGCCTTGTAATCACACAAAGCTTGAACCATCTTACTACGCAGTAACTTAGTAGAGTCCATCTCTTCTACCACAGTGCTAGGACTAAGGCCAAGCTTGACCCTATCCTTTGGCCTAGTGTCCTCACCTATAGGTGCTGACTTACCTACAAAGATATTGTCATAGTTATCTCTATAGGCATCAGTAGTTTCCTTACTCAAAATAGTATCCCCCGTAACATCATTCTTTGTAGCCATGCTTCCTCCAATTAGGTGTCCACTATCGGACACCTCTTATCTATAAAATATATGTTGGTCTATGGTGAGTACCACATCCATTTCATCTGCCCAGTAGGGCGTATCAATCCACGTAGCATGGTAGTGCGTAGCACCTTGGCTAATGTCAGTAGCCTTACCATAGTAAATGTGCTGTGCCAATATTGAAGCCTCAAGCATAGCCTTACCATTTTTAGGCTCGTCAGACATGCCATCACAAAACCAAGAATATTGGCAACGATGCCTGATGGGGTTCTCCATATCCCATGCGTTATACTTGGCTTGCTTCACTACTTCACACACTGTATCGGGGTAGCGTTCATCAGCCACCCTGTTCATAGTGCTGAAGCCCACGGCTAACTGACCAGCTAGAGGCTCACCCCTTGCCTCGAAATACAGGTTGAGTGCTAGGCACATTACTGCACTGATCATTCAACTTCTCCAAAGGGGCCAACTAAACCCCAAGTAAAGAAGTCAAACAACTCTGAGTCAGAATGCATACTGCCATTGATACTATCAACAACCTTACCATCCACATACTTAACCAGCACAGGTATAGATCGGTAGCCTAGAGCCAGTATAGAATCCTTGTGACGATCCTCTACTGTATCACACTCAGTGTACTGATCCTTGCTAATGCCCAATGCTTCAAGGCGAGTCTTCAATGTAGCACAGGCAGAGCAGTTGCTCCCCGTGAATAGGTTAAATGTATCTGACATTACGTTCTCTCCTTAAGCCATTGTTTAAATTCATCAGGTGTCATGAAGTCCTCAATCACTATGGTCAAGGCATTCTGCATCTTCTCGTTCCTATCCAGTTCCGCATCGGTTGCAGTCTTGTCCTTACAGAAAGACGAAACCACCTCATAGTAATCCACTAGACCTTCCCTAAGAAATAGGTCTATGACCTCAGATGTGAACACCTTACTTACTGCCTCTAATGTTGCAGTACTCATTACCTTACTCCTATTGCGTTATCAACAACTACAAGTGTGACATAAATTACAGTGAATATGCAAGCCATGTACCCTGCTCCATATAAGAACTCAATTAGTTTATTCATAATACTTATTACTCTTAGTTAAGTTATCTTTAGCTAACATAATTTGTAAGTTACCTTCAACATGAAGGCCACTAACTGTCTTACCCTGTAGAGGTAGTATGTGATCAACATGATACATACCTTTGCCATGCTTATAATTAAGTAGGGCGCACTCTTCATACATATTTCTTATGGCTACGGGATCACCCCAAGGCACAGTTCTTTGAATCTTAGCAGCCCTACGAATATTATTAATGTGAGATACATACCCCATGTTGTCCCTCTTCCACTGTAGCTTCCTAGCATTGTCCTCGTCACGATGTGTTCTATTCCTAGTAGTATCGTACAGTCTATCCCATACTCTCCTGCAAGGTAGGCACCTATAGTCAGACTTATCCAGCATAGATTGACTAGTGTTACCATCCACTACTAATTCTTTAGTGCAGTCTTTGCAATACTTTATCTTGTTAAACATCTGAGTGCTGTAATGTTTCATACTGCTACCCCCTTTGGATATGGCTCCTGCTTATACTTTATGTGCTTAGTAACTGCACGTTTGTATGTCTTACTGCCCACTAAGAAAATGTACCTGTGCTTCCTTGGTCTAGGTGCTGAATAGAAATCATCACCATACTTATCCCTCAATGCTTGGCTACGATTAGCTACCCCTCTGAACTCGTCAGCGATAGTCATACCATGCAGATGTTCCTTACCCCTGACCTTCCAATCAGTACGCTTGGCACTAAGGCCATGATAGGTAAAGTTACATGCTTGGTAAACGTACCCTACATGACCCTGTGATCCATCAGCAAAGGACACAATGATCCTCCCCTTGGGCAACATGGTCAGACTCTTAGCCACCAACATGGATGCCTCATTCTTTACATTGTACTTCAAGCATAGCCTATTAAGTTCAAGCACCTCACCCTTATGTGCATCACCTGCTATGCCAGCC